ATAAAATTATTGATGACCAAGTACAACCAGCTGTAGAACAACACGGAGGCTTTATAAAATTTGAAGACTTTGATCAAAAAACAGGCCGTGTAAGTGTGTTACTACAAGGATCATGCTCGGGTTGTGCAAGCAGTACAATAACTCTTAAAATGGGTGTAGAAAACATGCTAAAACATTATATTCCGGAAGTGACCGCAGTAGATGGAATGGACGATCCTAACTTTAACAATCCTTACTATTAATCAATAGATACAAGCTATTAGACTTTGCAGTTTTTCTGTGCTATAATAATTTAAATATAGCATAAGGAGAAAACATGCCACCACGTAATCATAAGAATTGGTTAGCACAACCAAACGTAGAATCAATTAGCAGTTCAGCATATAACGATCCAGAAGTATTTGCACAAGAGCAGGAACGTATCTTTTCAAAGGTATGGGTTCCTATGTGTCATATCTCAGAGATGTATAACAAACTAGACTACCGAACAACACAGATAGCAGGTGTTAATGTTATTGCATACAACACAGGCGATGGTGTTCGAGCATATCGTAACTATGGCAGTTGGGCACCTAGTGGTACGCTAGGAGCACCTATTGTAACTGTTGAACCACAGTTGCATTGTGAAGTAAAGCACGGAGGTATGGTATGGGTAACACTTGATCCTAATCCAACGCAAAGTGTAGAACAATGGACAGCAGGAGCATTTGATTGCATTGCTGATGCTATTGACACAGAAGAAATGGAAGTATTTCATTACCACAAAGCAATTATAAATACCAACTACAAGTTATGGCATGATACCAACAGTGAATTCTATCACGACTTCATGCACTACTTCAATCGTGTGAGTGGATTCAACGATGAATACTTTGCTAGAAAGAATATTGCTTTTGATAATGGTCATGTTAACGTGTCTAGCTTTACTGTTAACTATACTGAGTATGACGGCTTTGAGGATAGAGGGGAGTTATCTTTTCCCAATCTGCCGCCCAACCAGTGGTACATGGTCGACTTATTCCCGGGCTTCAACTTTAACCTCCGCGGTAGTGCCTATCGTTCAGACTCAGTAACACCATTAGGCTGTAACAAAGTGCTTATAGAGTTTAGAGGTTATGGACTACGTAAAGACACACCAGAAGAAAGACTAACACGTATCAAACATCACAACAGTATATGGGGACCATTCGGACGTAACCTACACGAAGACCTAATTGGTGTAGCAGGACAAGGAACAACAATGCGTGAAGGAACAGAAGCACGTAACATACTTCATGGTAGACATGAGAATAGAACTATACACGATGAAGTAGGTATGCGTCATTACTACAGTGAATGGGGTAAGTACCTGGATCTAGATCCTTATCAGTAATAAGTTATAAATAAATGTAGTATAACTACAGAGACTATTATATGGCCTACTCAGAAAAAGTAATGGACCATTACGAAAACCCCCGCAACGTTGGAAAATTTGATCCTAGTAAAGATAACATCGGAACAGGAATGGTAGGAGCACCTGCCTGCGGTGATGTTATGCGTCTACAGATAGAAGTAGAAGATAACGTTATTGTAGATGCTAAATTCAAAACTTACGGTTGCGGTAGTGCAATAGCAAGTTCAAGTTTAGTAACTGAAATGGTAAAAGGAATGACACTAGACGAAGCATCAGCAGTTAAGAATATGGACATTGTAGAAGAACTTGCACTACCGCCAGTTAAGATACATTGCAGTGTATTAGCCGAAGATGCAATCAAATCAGCAATAAAAGACTACCAATCTAGAGCTAAATAATATTACGTTCAGGCAATAAGCCCGGAAGTAGCACTAAGCGAAGGAACGCACTTAACTGTAAAAGGGAGAGTGTTATGAATTACAAAGACTTCGAACTAGCTCGTAAAAAAAGAAAAACAGAACTAGCACATAAAGCAATAATACGCAAAATGGCTGAGAATCGTTTGTCTAGACCAAGAGCTGAAAAGAACATACTAAGTTCAGATCCAAGATTACAAAAAATCTAAAAAAGAGGTTGACTTTTATAATAGAAGATAGTATTATAAATACACAATAAGAAGTAAAAGGATTTTGAAACATGTCACAGACTAATACAACAAATATTACTTGTTGGCCACCATCCGGGGGTATGTCTTGACATGACTTTGTAACAAAAGTTATTTCAATAAGCCCCTAGTAATTAATTTTATTAGGGGCTTTTTTTATGGGTGAAGTGTTAATGGTTGCACGTCAGACTCCAAATCTGAAAGACAGGGTTCGATTCCTTGCACCTATGCCAATTTTATTGTCCAAAAGAGGTTGACATTAGTATATACTGATGCTATTATAGTAACATAATTAATTAATGAGGCACACATGAGAACGCAACCACAGGCTATTATACAAAAACTAGAAGAAAACAACAGTCGTTTAGACAAAGAAACTATTCTATTCGGTGCAATGGGCGAAGGCTTAGATGAATTTTTTGAAGGTGTCACAATGGCACTTGATCCACTTGTTACATTTGGTGTAAAGCAAGTACCTGAACGTACAGATGTTCTTACAGGACAAGGACTAGCATGGCCTGTGTTTAAAGAACTTGCACGTAAACTTGTTGACCGTAGTCTTACTGGACATGCGGCACGTGATGCAATTATTTTGTGTAAAGATACAGCAACTACAGAACAGTGGAACGGTTGGTATCGTAGAATCCTTATCAAAGACTTACGTTGTGGCGTTAGTGAAAAAACTGTAAACAAAGTTGCAAAGAAATTTAATGCTAAAGGCGAAACAAAATATACAGTACCTGTGTTTACATGTTCGCTTGCACATGACTCAGCTAACCACGAAAAGAAGATGGTAGGCAACAAGCAAATTGAAGTTAAACTAGATGGTGTAAGAGTCCTTGCAGTATGTAAAGGTGGTAAGGTAGAATTGTTTAGTCGTAATGGTAAGCAGTTTCATAACTTCCCACACATTATCGAAGAGATTGAATCAGTATTAGCAGTTAAGCCTGCTCCATATGATTGTGTGCTTGACGGTGAAGTAATGAGCAAAGACTTTCAAGACCTTATGAAGCAAGTACATCGTAAAGATGGTAAAGCCGCAACTGACAGTGTATTACACTTGTTTGATTTTATTCCACTATCAGACTTTTTAAAAGGTGGATGGGACAAGCCACAGACATATAGAAGTAACCTTGTTAAGTATTGGGTGTTAGAAAATATAGACGTCTTAAAGCACGTTGTAGCATGCGAATGGGAAGAAGTAGACCTAAGTACTACTGAAGGTAACAAACGCTTTGTAGAGCTTAATAAGACGGCTGTAGACGGTGGTTACGAAGGGGTTATGATCAAAGATGTTGATGCACCCTATGAATGTAAAAGAACACATAGTTGGTTAAAGGCAAAACCGTTTATTGAAATTACTCTTAATGTCGTTGACGTCGAGCCAGGCACTGGACGTAACGAAGGAAGACTAGGTGCCATAATAGTAGAAGGAGAAGACGATGGATACAATTATCGCCTTAACTGTGGGAGCGGCTTCACTGATGCTCAACGTGATGAGTACTGGGCTGAACGTGATAGTCTCATTGGTCAGTTAGTTGAGATTAGAGCAGATGCTCGTACAAAGTCGCAAGACAGCGACACATATAGTTTGAGATTTCCACGTTTCAAAACGTTTCGTGGATTTGAAGTAGGTGAAAAAGTTTAATGTATAGAGTAACTGCCTACTTCAAAAATCATAAGGTTGTTGAAAAGTTTCATGACCTATATGATGCAATAGATTTTAGAGATAGTGCAGATGCTAACTATCCTAAAGAAGTAAAATTTGAGAAAGTAAAAGACATGAGAGAATGGGTATTTAATTGTTGGAATGTAGTTATGGATGATAAGCGAAATCCGCTGAGTGCAATTCCAGACTTTAGCACACGGCATATGATTATGCAAGTATTAGCATGGATGTGGTGTACAGTGTTTGGTATTATTGTAGGTAGTATGTATATGGGTGTGTTTAGTATGATCCTACACACACTATTACTAGGTGCTATTGCTGTCACTGTAGCAACATTTGAAACAGCAAAAAGAAAGCCAACTGCATTTAACTTCCTAAACGGATATAACTCACATGGTAGAGCAAGGACTTATACTATCTGGAGAGATGCAAAAGGCAATGCAAAAAAAGTTCCTTTAGATCCTAACGACCCCGGCGGAGAGCATGAATAATGGATGGCAATTTCCTG